AAACTTAGAGCAAAAAAAGAAGAACTAGAAGTAATAATAGCAGAATTAGAAGCTAAAAATGAAAACGCCGAATAGAGATTTTTTAAAAGAATCAATGGATGCAAATCGAAAACTAAAATCTCTTTTATTCAAGAAGGGTAAGATTGAAAACGAGGAGATAGAATCTATTGTTTCTAAATTAGAATCTAAAGAGTCTAAGGATTAATATTATGGCCGATACGGTAACGAGTCAAACTATTGCTGATGCAAGTGGTCAAAAAACCACAATGAAGTTTACCAATATATCTGATGGTAGTGGTGAGACTTTGGTTACTAAAATGGATGCTTCGGCATTAACTTATATGACCGAGGATGCAACTAAGAAAATATCTAAGTTGTACTGGTCTATAAACACTCAAGACCCAAAGGGGGCTGTTGAGATTATATTTGCTGGTAGTGGTACTTCTGCTGCTAATGCGACTGCGGTTGTTTTATCTGGTTCTGGTTTTTTTGATTTCAGAACTGATGGTAATGAAATACCTAATAATGCAACCTTAACTGCTGATACTTCACCTGCTGGTGATATATTATTCAGTACAAGAAATTTTAATAACGGTGATAGTTATACTATCATGGTAGAGGTAAGATAAATGAAACTGATTACAGAAACTACTGAAAATATCGAAGTTATTACCGAAGAAAAAGGTAGTGGCAAAGATTATAAAATTCGTGGTATATTTCTACAAGGTGATATAAAAAATCGTAATGGTAGAGTTTATCCTGTATCTGTATTAGCAAAAGAAGTTAATAGATACAATAAAGAATTCGTAGAAAAGAAAAGAGCTTTCGGTGAGTTAGGACATCCTGACGGACCGACTGTGAATCTCGAAAGAGTTTCACATATGATCACTAGTTTAAAACCAGAAGGTAGAAACTTTATTGGTGAGGCGAAGATCATGGATACGCCATATGGTAAGATAGTCAAGAATTTAATTGACGAAGGTGCTCAATTAGGTGTATCATCAAGAGGTATGGGGTCAATGAAACAAGTTAATGGCAAAAATGTCATAAACAATGACTTCTATCTCGCAACAGCGGCTGATATAGTTGCAGACCCATCCGCACCTGACGCTTTCGTAGAAGGTATTATGGAAGGTAAAGAGTGGGTATGGGACAACGGAGTACTTAAAAGTATGGAAGTTGAAAAATATAAAGAGGAAATTGAGAAAACTCGTAGAGCTGAACTCGCTGAAGCAAAAGCGAGGGTTTTCAAAGACTTTTTATCTAAGTTTTAAATTTGCGTAAACTACGCAAACTCTAAATCCTAGGGTTTATAAATAGTTTATAACAATTTAATTCTAGAATTAAACAATTTAAGGAGAGACCCTATGTCTGATACTGAAGTTAAAGAAGTAGAGGCAGTAGAAGCAGAAACAGTTGAAGAAGCGCTAGATTCCAAAGGTGATCCAAGTGCTCCTACAAGAAAGGCTGTACCTGCAGAACCGTCTCCACTAAAAAATGATGCCGAGGATCTTGGTTCTGCCGTCACTAGTCCTAGTGATGAAAGAAAAGGACCAAGTAATGCTGGCAATAAATCTAAAAAGGTAGAAGATCAGGTCAATAAAGACGCAAATGACGGCAGTAATCCTGCTGGAAAAGGCGATTTCAAACCAGGTAATGGTATGAAAGAAGAAGAAGTTGAATCAGAGGACGAAGTTGTCGCTGAAGAAACTGAAGAAGAAGAAGTTATTGATCTATCGAAAGATGTTGAGGCTCTAGTTTCTGCTGACGCTGACTTGTCTGAAGAATTTAAAGAAAAGGCTGCGACTATTTTTGAAACTGCTGTCAAAACACGCCTTGCAGAAAAAGAAAAGAAAATGAAGGCAAAAATGGAAGACGAGATGGAAGAAAAAATCTCTGCTGTCAAAGAAGAACTTGTTGAAAAAGTTGATTCATACTTAAACTATGTGGTTGAAGAATGGGTCAAAGATAACGAGTTGGCAGTTGAGTCTGGCATCCGTTCTGAAATTGCTGAAGATTTCATTTCTGGACTAAAAAATCTTTTCAAAGAACATTATATTGATGTTCCAGAAGAAAAATTTGATGTCTTAGAATCTATGGCAAAAGAAAAAGAAGAATTAGAGAAAAAATTAAACGAAGAAATGGCTAAGAATGTAGAACTTTCTAAGTCTAACTCAACTTTCTCTAAAGAAAAAATCTTTTCTGAGGCCTCTGAGGGATTGGCTGATACTGAAACTGAAAAGTTAAAAGAATTGGCTGAGAACATAGAATTCAAAGACGAACAAGATTTTAGTAAGAAATTAGATACTATTAAAGAATCTTATTTCCCTAAAGCAAAGAGTGAACCAACAACTTCAAAAGAAGATGTTGATTCCGTGGTCGGTGACGCCAATCTTACGACTGGTAGTAATGAAGCTATGGCTGCTTACACCGCCGCAATTTCTAATACACTAACTAAAATTAAAGTATAGTTAGGAAGTTAATTAACTAAAGGAGAGAAACAATGTTTCAAACTGAAAATTTACAAGAAAAGTGGCAGCCAGTTCTTGAGCATCCTGATTTAGGAGAAATTAAGGATTCTTATAGAAAAGCTGTTACCACAGTTGTATTAGAGAACCAAGAAAAAGCGATGAAAGAGGACAACCTAATGGAGGCTGCGCCTACTAACAATATTTCCGGCGGAAATATCGGTGGTGGTGTTAATGCTGGTTGGGATCCAATTCTTATATCACTAGTTCGTAGGGCTCTACCTAATATGATTGCTTACGACATCTGTGGCGTACAACCGATGACAGGTCCAACTGGACTTATCTTCGCTATGCGTTCAAGATTCACATCACAATCTGGTGATGAGGCTTTGTTTAACGAAGCTGATACAGACCATTCTGCGAATGACGCTGCTGGTGACCTGGTTTCTCCAGGTTCTGGTTTCGCTGCTACTAACCCAGCAATACTAAACGACTCACCTGCAGGTAACTATTCTTCTGGAGTAGGACTTACAACTGCACAGGCTGAGGCACTTGGTGATGCTGCGGCTAACGCATTTGCTGAAATGGCATTCTCAATCGACAAGGTAACTGTTACCGCAAAATCTAGAGCTCTAAAAGCAGAGTACACTATGGAACTTGCTCAAGACTTAAAAGCAATCCACGGTCTAGACGCTGAAACAGAACTTGCAAACATTCTATCTACTGAAATTCTTGCAGAGATCAACCGTGAAGTTGTTAGAACAATTTATGTTGTTGCTAATAAAGGTGCGGAAGTAAATACGACTACTGCTGGTATCTTTGACTTAGATACTGACTCAAATGGTCGTTGGTCTGTTGAGAAGTTCAAAGGTTTAATGTTCCAACTCGAAAGAGACGCAAACGCAATCGGTCAAAAAACTCGTAGGGGGAAAGGTAATATCATCATAACAAGTGCTGATGTTGCTTCTGCTTTACAAATGGCTGGTATCTTAGATTACGCTCCTGCGTTAAACAACAACTTAAATGTTGACGATACTGCAAATACTTTTGCTGGTGTTCTTAACGGTAGATTTAAAGTATATGTTGATCCATATGCTGCGAATGTTGCTGCTAAACAATACTATGTTGTTGGTTATAAAGGTACATCACCTTATGACGCTGGATTGTTCTATTGCCCATATGTTCCACTACAAATGGTGAGAGCAGTTGGTCAAGATACTTTCCAACCAAAAATCGGGTTTAAGACAAGATACGGAATGGTTCAAAACCCATTTGCTAACACTTCTGCTGACGGTAGTATTGATATTACAGCACCTGCTGCTGCAAATCAAAACTTCTATTACAGAAGGGTACAGGTTACTAACTTGATGTAATCTCGTTAGTTGCTTATGCAACAGAATAAAAGAGGGGGGTCTTTTGATCCCCCTTTTTTTTACGGTTATAAATAATAGTATGGACATAAAAGAAAAGTTATTTTTACTCTCAGTATTATCAAAGAATGCTATCTTCAAAACTAAGAGATGGTATGAGAGTATAAGATCAGGCAAAAATCGTCTTACAAAAGATAGTGCTTACAATGCCTCTCTACCTAATCATTTTACACCAATGTTAGAAGAAGATAGATATGGCAATAGATCAGATGCCTTTGATAAAATCATAGCACAAACACATAAACATTTTTGGGATCCTAATGATACAAAATATATCAATTATGATATAGACTTTGCGATGGATAGTCAGTATCTAGTTAACCCTAGAATATTCTGTTTAGAATTACAAGTGCCATCTATTGCAGAAAGACTCACCGAAGAACAGAAAATTAAATTATCAAATGAGTCTTTTGGTTGGGTACTATCACAAATACTGCACGGTGAACAAGGGGCATTATCTTTAAGTGCTAGTTTGTGTCATATACTAAAAGATCCTGGTGCTCAAGAATATGCGGCCAATCAGACAAGAGAAGAGGCCCGCCATGTTCAGGCATTTACAAAGTATATTGAAAAACGCTGGGGCAAACCTTATAAGGTAGGAGAAACTTTAGGTAGAGTATTAGATAATATTGTTTCTTCAGATGTTGTTTATAAAAAAATTGTAGGTATGCAATTACTCGTAGAGGGATTAGCGATGGGTGCATTTTCTATGGCACACGCTGATACAAACGATCCATTGTTAAAAAGACTATTACAATTAGTAATGTCTGATGAGGCATTTCATCATAAGTTTGGTAAGATATGGGCAGACCGTACTGTGCCACAACTAAATAGTAGTGAACATAAAGAAGTTGAAGATTGGGCAGAACATTTATTTTTAGAACTTATATTCAATCTTGCAAATCC